GAGTTTTTGACTTGATATAATACATTGTTGATTTGAGAACTATCAAATCCTCCAAAACTATTTGAATTTTTAAAACTCACATACGATTTTCCAGAATCTTCAAAACCATTGATTTTATGATTTACTTTTATCACACTATTATTATTTTTATATAGTGATGAAGTTGCAGTTGTGTCTGATAATGAATCAGTTTCAAATGGATTTGAGTCCAACAATTCGTATCCAAGTGTTTTATTGGAAAGTTCTACAATTCCATTTTGCTTAATATCAAACTCTGCTCTATACAAAGTAAATTTAATATCTTCTAACAGATCTTCAGTCCATGTATCTACATTTTGCGATTTAAATACAGATCCTAATAGTGGTTGAGAACTTACTACGGAATTAGAAGATACTTCTGATTCTCCTAATTTAGAAGCCCATAATGTATAATCAATTGAGTCAGATTCTATTACAAGAGCATATTCTGTTTCATTTTGTAAATATACTGGATATTCAAAATTAAATCTTGTTGGTGTTGTTGAATTAACAACACTACTAGTAGTGGAATCGACAGCAACACCCATTCTAACCGAAGGAGTATCTATTTCAATTAATGATTGAATTGCCGCTCCCGATGCAGATGTTCCTTGTCCATTGATAATAATTGATGGTGGATCTGTATAACCACTACCAGCAACGAGAATGTCAGTATCAAATATGTTCCCATTAGACACAAAACACACTGCTCTTGCCTGTACCCCACCTGGAAGTTGAGGACTTTCTACTTGAATAGAAGCACTATCATACCCAGATCCTAAACTATTTACTTTTAATTCTACAATTCTTCCAGAATCTCTAGCAATACTAACTCTAAGATTTGTATTTTGGGCAGCATTATATTTTGTTAAAGAATTTAATCTCAATTCTTCATTCTGTATGAATATTTTTCCGTTATGATTACTCAGTACTATAGTATATACTTGATTATTTGTTAATGTATATGCTCCAGTAGTTGATGGAATTAATACAATATTATTTTTATCGTAAATATCCTTAATTGGACCAGAAGCCCCTGATGTACTTCCAACACAATTTTCGTCTTTCGTTACCGTTAGTGTTCCATTAGTGTACACTCTTAAATAAGTGTCTGGATTTAATATCGATTCGCTTCCTGGAACAATATATTTGCCAGGTTTGCCGCTTTCGATATTACTCAAATACACTTTAATTGGAATAGTATTACTTTTTGTGTTAAAAAATAAATCTACACCAGTTAAGAATAATCCACCTGGGAATTTTTCAATCTTAAATGATTGCGATAATGGATTTGGTTTTACTTGTGCTCGTATATTTTCAATAAATTGAATGCCTTCTTTTCCTTTAAAAATAGCTGGTGTTGTTGAAATAATTGAAGATGGTTGTTCAGGCAAAGATCCAGAAACGTAATAATTTACTTCAGTAAAAGAATCAACACTACTATCAATAAGTCCAGATTGATTAGAAGTAAATTTTAGATTTTTAATTCCAGTAGTAAAGAAAAGTTCTACGGTCTCATCGTATTGAACACTTTGAATACTTCCAGTCCAAGAAGATCCTGATTGAGGAGCATAACCAGCGGGGACTAACAACATGCCACTAGCATTTCCATTTACATCTGTAACAATCCCACTATTGAATATGCTCAGTGAATTTCCAGGTACTCCTGTATATCTAAAATCTTGTACTATCCATCTATCTACAGTTTGACCATCCATGAATGAATATATCTTCGTAAATGGTTTCATCCTCGTTAGCGTAAAGAATACTGGTACAGAACGACAGAATTGCTGTAATGCAGTGTTTACTGTGTTTGAACCAATTGATTTTGACGATACGCTTTGAGTCAGTTGATTATTTTGTGGACTAATATTGGAGGTACTAGATATAGAAGCAGAAGAAGTTGATGAAGTAGATACATTTCTTGCAATATTACTTAAAGATGTTGTATTGTAAAATACTCTATTTGTTCCAACCCAGTTGATAATGAAATTATTATGCAAACTAGCATAAGCTTCTCTAGAATCGCTTTTTGCATAGAAAGCAGAAAATACTTTACTGTCGTTGTCTAATACTAAAGGAAATTCCAATTGATCAAACCATTTATCTAAATTTGGCGTTAGACGTGCTTCACCAACATATTGTGAAACAACAAATGGATTAACTGGTAGTTTTTTAGTTGCAAATGGATTTTTTGCGAATAAAACATTAGTATAAGGTAAAGTAATAATTTGATTTGTTTTTTTATAATGGTTTAGATTACGCTGATCATCGTTTGTGTTTACTTCACCTAATCTTAGTGAAGTTTCGTAAGATAATGGTCTGACTGATGATTGTTGTGTATCAATAGAACACATATAATCTAAAGATTTTACATTACCAACTCCATGATTTTCGAAATTATCTACTATAAATCCGCTTTTAAATCTATCCAATCCAATATCATCTTTAACTTGCATGTTTAGTGCTTGCTGCTCTAAAATGCTCAGTGTAGTATAATATTCTAAACGCTCTATGCGCTTTTCTAACTTACCAATATCACGCATAGTGTAGCGTTTATTGTCAACTGGTATAATCCTTACATCTTCAGATTTTGATGTATATGCAGGTATATAAAAATAATATAAAGGAATAGCATCATCTACATCTGCGGGTTTTGTTGGGTTCAGAGAAGAATTTCCTTCTTTTACTATAAACTGTCCTCTTTTATCTAAGAAGAGACCATCAATTCTATCCATAAACTGAGAAGCAGAATAAGATATAGTGTAAGATAAATTAAAATCCGAAGATGGGGTGTTTGATGTAACTCCAGATGATCCCGTAAAACTATTGAAATCTGTTGCTGATAATATAGAGTTATCTTGATAACCACTAATTATTGCACTAGAATCAACTTTTGGTCTAAAATCAAATACATCACGTAAAGAAATTTTTCCATAAACTGCCGAATTAAAATCTGGAATTTGCGAGAGAGAAACTCCAGATTCGTGTGTATATGAATCTACCGTACAAAAATCTCCTTGACTGTGTTCAAAATAATCAAATGCTATGATTAATTGTCCTGTTGGCGTTTCTAGTCCTGGTTTTAAAATTAATCTAGATACGTCATAAAAAGTATCACGTTGTCCATCATCAAACGTAAATCTTTCTGTTACATCAGTTCCAGTTACTAGATCTCCTGTTGAAGAAACTACAGGGGGAGTTTGTGAAGTTCCTTCGTAAATATATCTAATTTTTACAACATCAGAATAGGAAATAACTTCATCGCTACTAGAATCTATATCAGTTCCACGGATGGGAACAACTTTATCTCCAGGAGTAATAATCAACACTCGTTTATTTTCATTGAATGTTTTTAACCTAGGTCTCGTTTTTAAAACTTCTACGGTCGCAGTTAATTTTAAAATTGGGAAATTGGAAAATGTTCCGAAAAAAGTACTGGGAAGAGTAATTGTAACGCTACCTGCCGTAACACCGCCAACTTCAGTAATGATAGAATTTTGAATTGTTACTTGATCATCTTTTAAGAAAATAATATCACCATTTTCTACGGTTGTTGCGGATTTTTTATCTAATACAGTAAGAACAAAATTTTCTTTTGCAAATGGAGCAAATTGTTGAGTTCCGTATGGTAATTGAGCAGCAAAAGTTATATTACCGCCGCTAGTTGAAGCAATAGTAACAAAATCTCTTCTAAAGAAATATGAAATTTCTGAATTCTCTGGATCTTGTACAATTTTACTTAAATATTTTGATGTAGTTGGAATAATTAATGATGACTTAGATGGACTTCCAAGTAAAGGTCTAACTCTAATAACGCTGGTATTAGTCACATCATTTTGTAAAATATTATCAAAATAAATTCTTGCTTTTATCAATCCTTCTGGAAGATCTACTCTTTGTATAATTACTCTAATAACATTATTAGAAGAATCAGTAAATTGTATCAAATCACCAGGAACTAACTTTGTTGCTGGGTTTCCAGAAAATCCGTTACATTCGAGATACTTTGATCCTTTTGTTCCCGAAAAAGTAAAATCGGTCAATACTTTAGTTGAGAGATATGAAGAATCAAATGTTTCAATATCAGACGTAAATGTATATACAGAACCAGCTCCAAAAGAAGATTGTAGCGATTTTACATTTTCAGCTCCATGAGTTTGAACTGTGTTTCGATATAAAACTGGTGTAACTACTGCAGAAGAAGTGACGTTAGTGTTTCCAGTGTCAAATGAAATTGATGGAGTAGTGGCATAAATTTGAGAAACTAAATTTCTATCTTTAATAACAATTTTGTATATGTAATTTCCGGTAATACCAATTTCAACTGCAGAATTATCATATGCGATACCATTTATTCTTAATTTTGAGCTAGCTGGATATCCTTGACCTCTATAATTAACAATAAAATGAGAAATAGTTCCTTCTCTAGCAATTCTTAGAGTATTTCCAGATTCATCTAAAATTGTTTCTCCTGGTAAAAATTGACCAGATAAAACACGCACAAATAAAATACTGCCAGAAGTATATTTTGATGCACCAGATCCCTCTATAACGCCATAAGCATTGCTGGATAATCCATTTATATATTTTCCTGGAATAAAGGTTTGTGTTGCTATAAATTGATCTAGAACAAGTTTGGTAAAAAATGTTGGATTGAAATATGATAATCTAAAAATCGAATTATATGTAGTTTTCCCAGAATTTAATCTTCCTTTTGATAAAATTATATCTGTATCTATATTAAAACCAGATCCTAT